CAGAATGGCAGATAATAAAATTTTAGACTGGTCAGCCGGGCAGATAACAACGGAATCAATTAAAAGGTATATGCACCAAACCAAAGGCAGAAGAAAATATGATGAAACTGATGAGGAGATAGAAAAGAAGTCCCAGCAGGCAGATAGAAAAATTACAGGCAGAAGGATAATATCAACCGGCATTGAATAAAGAGGTAACCCTATCAGGCGTATCAAGCCTATCACAAAACCCCATTTCCCTCAAAAAACAGTATCAAACAGTATCAAACAGTATCAAACAGATGCAGACTTCCATGTAAAAACCCTTTAAACTAATATCTAATAAAACATAGAACTTGAATTTTTTTATTGCGATAGCAATCCGCTGAGGCGGATAGGGAGGTTCTTTGGCAGGCATAACACTCGCACAGGCAGAAGCAAGACTGACAGACTACCTCGCAGCCGAAGAAGCAGTTCTTGCCGGCCAGTCCTATACACTTTCATCCCGCTCTGTCACAAGAGCAGACCTGCAGTGGATTCAAGAAGGCGTCAAGATTTGGGATCAGCGCGTAAAAAATCTTTCAACAACATCAGGCGGTTCACGCTTTGGAGGAATACCGGTTGACTAAAGAAGAACTCAAGGGAAAACTCGAAGCAGCCGTAAAGCCGACAACAATAGATAATTTTATTTCGAAAATCTCTCCAGCATGGGCGCACAAAAGACAACGCGCAAGAATGACAATGGCGCTTGACGGCGCATTCACCGGCGCAATGACGTCAAGGCGCTCGCTCCTGTCATGGATAACTTCCTCCGGCGATCCTGACACAGACATCATCAGAGACCTTCCGGCTCTGCGTGAGCGCAGCAGGGACCTCGAACGCAATCATCCGATAGCGCACGGCGCGATACAGACAAAATGCCTCAACATCATTGGCCCCGGTTTGCAGCTCAGGGCAAGGCTCGACAGAGAAGCTCTGAATATGCCGGAAGATGCAGCAGACGCATGGGAGAGAAAAGTTCAAAGAGAGTGGAGGCTTTTCTGGAATTCGCAGGAAGTTGATATTTCCCGCACATCCTCGGGACCCGAGCTTGAATGGATGGGCTACAAGCAAACGAAAATCAACGGTGAAGTTCTTGTGCTTTTCCCTCGCAGAAAAAGAACCGGAAGTCCGTACCAAACAAAAATTCAACTCATTGAGGCAGACCGCCTTTGCAATAAAGACAATACAGTAGATTCAAGCGACCTTGCAGGAGGCGTGAAGAAAGATGCAGACGGCGCGCCGATTGAATATCACATACTTCAACAGCATCCTGGCAATCTTCGCAGAGCAACAGAGAAAAAATGGGATATCATTCCCGCCTTTGGCAAAGATACAGGGCTCAGGAATGTCCTGCATATTTACAGGCAAGAGCGTCCCGGCCAGACAAGAGGCGTTCCTGACTTTGCACCAATCATAGAGCCGTTAAAACAGCTCGGCAGATATACAGAAGCAGAACTTGACGCCGCAGTGTTAAGCGCATTTTTTACAGTTTTCATCAAGTCTGAAAATGCCGAAGGAATGTTCGGCGATACATCCGAAACAAGCACAGACGCCACAACAAGCAAAGACTTTAAGCTCGGCAAGGGGACCATACTTGGACTCAAACAGGGAGAAGATATATCAACAGCAAGTCCCGGCAGGCCAAATCAGAATTTTGATCCGTTCTTCCAGTCCATTGTCCAGCAGATCGGAGTCGCATTAGGCCTTCCGCACGAAGTCATAATGAAAAGATTCTTGGCTTCATATTCAGCGGCAAGGGCAGCGCTGCTTGACGCCTGGAAATATTTCATCTGCGAGCGCGAATGGTTTGCATCAAAATTTCATCAGCCGATATACGAAATATTTTTATACGAAGCTGTTGCAGCGGGAAGAATTTCTGCTCCCGGCTTTTTCAGTGATCCGATAATCCATCAGGGATATTGCGGCACAGACTGGATCGGGCCGGCAAAAGGAATGATCAACGAGGGCGATGAAGTCGAGGCAGCTCAGAAGCGCGTTGATCTTGGAATAACAACGCTTGACGAAGAGACAGCGCAACTCACCGGCGGAGACTGGGAACAAAAACATCCGCAGCGCGTAAAAGAGAAAAAACAAAGAATCAAAGACGGCCTTGAAGCTCCGGTTGTCGCATCGGGCGACTCGCCGAGGAGAGAGGGCGCTGTTGTAACACAGCCAATTAAAACAGATCCAAACAAACAAGACAAACTCGATAAAGAGGAGATGGCTATATGAAAATAATTGACATCATCAACGGCCCGTGGGCGATAACCCCTGAGATGCTGAACGAAATCAGAAGCATCTATGCAAAACATCTCAGAGGCGAAAAAATAAACATCAAAGACATCGAAGCCCAGACAGGCAAGCCCATGAACAAAAACGAGCAGGGATACGAAGTCATAAATAACACGGCAGTTATCCCGATCGAAGGCGTGATAGCAAAAAAGATGAATCTGTTTTCTCAGATATCAGGCGGCGCCGCAGCGCAGCTAATAGAAAGAGACATTAAGAACGCATTAAGCGATCCATTGGTCAATAAGATCATTCTTTACATAGACTCACCGGGCGGCACAATAGACGGCACTTTTGAACTTGCGAATTTTATTTTTGAAAGCAGAGGCAAAAAACCGATTATTGCATTCACAGACGGGATGATGCTGTCTGCTGCTTATGCAATCGGCGCCTCAGCGGATAAGGTTTTCATCTCAGGCGACACTGCATCGGTCGGCTCGATTGGCGTTGTTGCAGCACATGAAGATATATCAAAACTCGAAGAAAAAATCGGCATAAAAACAACAGAGATATACAGCGGAAAATACAAACGCATTACATCCCAGTACGCTCCATTGTCGGATGAAGGGAGAAAAACCATTCAGGACGAGGTTGATTATCTTTTCTCGATTTTTGTGAATGACATTGCAAAATTCAGAGGCGTGTCTTCAGAAGAAGTGATCACAAGAATGTCAACAGAAGTAAAAAAATATTTTACAGGCAAAGAATCTATATCAGCAGGACTTGTGGACGGTGTTTCCACTCTGGACAAGCTGATAAACAGCGATATGTCCGCTTTTACAGCGGGCAAAAGACCTGCCGGTAGCGCAGGCAATGCAGAAAGCAAAACAATTAATTTTTCAGAAAAGGAGGAAGAAAAGATCATGACATTAGCGGAACTCAAAGAAAAACATCCTGATTTCTACAATGCAATTCTCAAAGAAGGCAAAGATTCGGCGGTAGTCGAAATCGAAGGCGGACTTGCGGAAAGCATTGCAAAAGCGAAAAAAGAAGGAGCTGATGCTGAGAGAACAAGAATCCTATCAGTTAAAGACCAGCTCATGCCCGGACACGAAGCCATAGTAGAAACTCTCATGTTCGACGGTTTGACAACAGGAGAGCAGGCAGCAGCCAAAGTGCTTGCAGCAGAAAAGTTGCTCAGGGAGAGCAAGTCCGCGGCATTCAAGGCTGAAGGCGAAGAAATCAAAGTGCCGGTTGTTGAAGGCTCGGATAGTTCGGCAAATACAATGAAGCGTAAAGATTTTGACGCCCTGTCGCCTGACAAAAGAAAAACCTTCGTACAAGAAGGCGGCAAGGTCGTTGACTGACAAAAACAAAAAAGAGAGGAGATAAAAAACAATGGCAAATACACTAACAGGATTAATCCAGTACATATACGACACAGTTGACATTGTAAGCCGTGAACTGGTCGGTATGGTTCCATCTGTTTACACAAATCCCAAAGCAGAGCAGGTTGCAAAGGATCAGGATATTTCTTATGACATAGTTCCGGATGCTACAGCATATGACGTCACACCGTCAAACGCAATTCCTGCTCTTGATGACAGCACAGTCGCAGCAGGCACTATGAAGATTGATAAAGTGCGCGCTGTCAAATTCCACTGGACAGGCGAAGACGAATTAAAAATCGGACGCGAAGCAAAGACAGGCATTCAGAATAACAAATTTGCACAGGCATTTAGGAAACTCACAGGAGAGATGGAAGCTGACCTTGCAGCTCTCTATACTGCCGCATCCCGCGCATACGGCGCAGCAGGCACAACGCCGTTTGCAACAGCAGGAGATTTCACAGACGCCGCAGAAGTTGCGCGGATTTTGAAAGATAACGGAGCTCCAAATTCCGAACTAAGACTCGTAATTAACTCAGCCGCAGGAGCAAAAATTCTTGGCAAACAGTCACAGGTGCATATTGTCGGAGCCGACGATCCGCTCAGACGCGGTGTTTTGCTCGACATACACAACATGCAAATCCGCGAATCCGCAGCAATCAAGAATCACACAAAAGGCACGGGTGCTGGATATCTGGTCAATGATGCAGATCATCTCGCAGTCGGCGATACAACGGTGGTTGTTGACACAGGCACAGGCACAGTCCTAGCTGGCGATGTGCTGGCTAACAGCGAATCAGGCAGAGACAGCAATAAATACATTGTCGGCACACCGCTTGCAGCCGGTTCACTTGTTTTGAATAAACCCGGCTTGCGTGCAGCATGGGTCAACAATGACGCTTTAGCAGTCGGCAATAACTACGCCGCAAATATGGCATTTGCACGTTCGGCAATACATCTGCTTACCAGACTGCCGAAGATGCCAGAAGAAGGCGACATGGCAAGCGACATTATAGTTGTACAGGACCCTGTCAGCGGCATCTTCTTCCAGGTGGCAATGTACAAAGCCTACCGCGCAGTACTCATGGAAGTTGCGGTTGCATGGGGAGTGAAAGCAGCAAAGAGCGAGCATATAGCATTATTGCTCGGCTAAAAAATATGAGGGCGGGGAGATAATCCCCGCTCCATAACTTGTCGCCTCGGCGACTCGCTAAGGAGAGAGGTGGATTATGACAGAGAAAATTAAACTCATAAAAATGACAAGAGAAGACGCAAAAGGCGGACAGACAAAAGCTGATGTTCATCCTGATGAAGTTGAGAATTACAAAAAGGGCGGATGGATAGAAGCTGAAAAATCTGCAATCACAGAGAATGTAAAAAATCCCGGCAAAGAACATCCCAAAGCAGATGAGAAAAAGAAAAGAAATTGGTTTTCGGGTCTGTCTGTTGCGACTCGAAGCGAGAAAGATAAATGAAGACACTGAAGGAGATAATGGCGTCTGACATTGTTGACGTTCTGTTGACCGACTTTGCAGAGGGCGCCTTATACACGCCTGCAGGCGGAGACACAAAGACGATCAAGGTTACTTTCGATAACGAATATGTTGCTGTCAAGGCCGCAGGAGATGCTTATATCGAATCCTGCGGTCCTGCGGCTTACTGCAAAGACTCGGATATCACAGGCGCAAAACACAATGACACGCTCGTCATAAATTCAATTACATATTATGTCATTGAAATCCATCCCGATGGAACAGGAATGACAACATTAATTCTTTCAAAGGATCAGGGATGAGCGCCTTCGATAAAAAATTCGGAGACTTCACAGTGAAGATGCTCAGGTCGAAAGAAGTCTGTCGTAAATCAGCAGACAAGAATATGTGCAGAGAAACAGTAAGCATTTACAGCGAAGATTGTAAAAAATGTTTTGAAGAGGAAAAGAAAAATAATGGCAAGTAGAAAAATAGAAGACCTTATCCCTGAAATGCAGGCATTAGCAGAGGCATTTAAGCAGGCGATGTCTGACAATGACATAGATTTTATTTTCACCTGTACCAAACGCACGCAAGAGGAACAGAATGCTCTCTATGCACAGGGCAGAACCAGCGAAGGCAGAATTGTAACATGGACGCTCAAAAGCAAGCACATAGAAGGGAAGGCTTTTGATGTTGCAATTATTGCAAACGGAAAAATCACATGGGATGAAGGAGCTTATTTTGTTGTCGGAGCAATCGGCGAAGAAATCGGGCTCAAATGGGGCGGCAGATTTGAAAATCCCGACATGCCGCATTTTGAATTGAAGGAGGATTCAGCGATCAGACCATGAAATATGAAGATATTTTTAAAAATCCATGCCCGTGCGAAAAATGCACAAAAAACTGTGAAGACAGAAATTCAAAAATTGTTCTTTGCAGTGAAAAGGAGGCGCAGCCATGCAGGATAATTACATAGTCTTCGGGCTGCTTATTATCCTCGCATTAGCAGTAAAGGAAACAGGGACTTATATCGTAAAAAAAATAATCAAAAAAGTAGATACAGACTATGTAACCTTGAAAGATTGCACTAACTGCAACCAGGAAAAAGCAGGCGACATGAAAGAATTTAAAAAAGAGATGAGGGAAAAGCTCAGCGCAATCGGAGGAATCTTGCTTGTCATGGCAACAAGAAAAGAAGTCCCAGCAGAGCAAATAGACAAGTTCATGGAAAAATTAATGGGCGTATCGCGATGATATTGAAAATAAAGGAGGAAAGGCAATGCTTAAATTTCTGAAATATCTTCCAATGGTAGGACTGTTTCAGGACGTCTCTGAGTCTTACAAGGCAGAAACAGGGAAAGACAGGCCTGCATTTCTATCGAGACGTTTCATAGGTTCAATGCTTCTATTAACGGGCGGCCTATCTGCGATTTTGCTTGGCGTATCCATTGACTCAGATGTGCTGAATACGATTGCAGACAAGATTGAAACTATCATCAGCGCAGGCATAGTTATTTATGGATTGGTGCTGGGGATTGTTGGTCAAAAAAAGAAAGCAAAGTCGGATACTCGACTCGCAACCGAGAAAGCAGAAGATGTTAAGTAAAGACGGAAAAGATAAGTACGATGAATGGGCAGAGGGGATGAAACATCTTGGGAAAAAGGTGTTTGAATTTCGTATCAACCTGTTCACTGTGCCGTTTAGCTCAATTTCGAGCGTTATCAAAAAAATATTTAGAAGGAGGAGTAAATGAGAATTAAAAATTCAATAGTAGCAGTTCTGATCATTGTCATGATGTTTGCTTTGATTGCCTGTGCATCATGGCAGAAGAAGGCAACAGTAGGCTATGAGGTTACAGGCGCAACCCTGCAGGAGATACACACGCTTGGGACTCAGTTATGCAGCGAGGGTAAGGTCAAGGCAGATGACTGCACAAAACTCAAGGCACTGTATAACAAGACACAGCGCGCATATGTTCTGTCAGGCTCCGCGCTGATTACGGCAATCGAAACACAAGACAAGATAGTAAAGCAGGCATCAATAGAGACATATATGTCTGCTGTCAATGATGTTGCTAAATTAATGCCGGAGCTTCTGAAACTCGCAACAGAGCTTGGCGTATTGAAAGGAGACTAACGATGAAAAGCATAGAAGAAATTGGAGAGATTGTAGCGCTCTATACAACGATAATTGTCGCGGCAACTAAATTGGGTTTGGTCATCAGTCAGATAATCAAAAGCGCCGAGGGTTTGAACGTTGATGACAAAGATGCCTTAATTGCAAAAATCAAAGAAGCTCAGGCAAAAGTGCCTGTCTGGGAATAGGAGGATTAAAAACATGAAAAGATTCAACGGATTTTTAGTAGTGATGCTTGCAGTTCTGATGCTGGCATTGTGCGCAGCATCCTTGCGACCGGTTGTCGCATCGGCAGAATGGGTCGGTGTATTTGAATTCAAACATTTTGATGCAGACGGCAGGCTGATATGGACAGATGAGAGCTATAACTCGCTTGCAGACGAAGGCGAGTATATGTTCCTCGATGTCGTGCTGAGGAACGGTACAGCTCCCACACAATTTTATTTAAGACTCTCTGATACAACAACGACATGCTCAATTGTAGACACAGATACATTAACAACTGCATCTGCCGGCGAGCCGTCAACTAATGGTTATGCAGCAAATTTAATTGAACGCAGCGCAACAGGCTGGCCTACTCTGGCGCTTGATTCAGGAGATTATCAGGCAACATCCTCAGAGGAGACATTTACTGCCACAGGCGGATCGTGGGGACCTGTTTGCTGTGCATTAGTTGCGAGCACATCAGACAACACAGGAAAATTAATATCATATGCAGGGCTATCACAGTGCAGGACTCTGGCAGCAGGCGAGACCCTGAAAATTACTTACAAGGTGAAATTGCAGTAAGGATAAAATAAATGGCTGATTTTCCATTACACGAGACGACAAAGTGGTCTTACAGCGCTGGCAGCACGATAACTGCTGGCGCTGCTAACACAAAGGGCGGCTGGGTTGAGTTTTTTGCATCAATCGCTTTTGAAGTAAGCGCCTTTGAAATTATTACACGCCTGCCGTCTGGCAGCACGAATTACAATTATCTGATAGATATCGGAATAGGCGCAGCAGGCAGCGAAGTTGTAATAGTCTCAAATCTGTATCTGTCGAGAGAGACATATTACAACTCTGATGTTCTCATCCGCCTGCCTTTCAGTATTCCCCAAGGAACAAGGATTTCAATACGATGCCAATCGTCTCAGGCAAGTGCAGTTTTACTCGCTGGAATGTATATACAAGGACAGGGATTTGCTCCATCCCAAAATCTCAATCGAAGTTACACACTCGGCGCGGTCCCTGCAACTTCAAGGGGGACTCAAATAGACCCGGGCGCAGTCGCAAGCACAAAAGGCGCTTGGGTGGAGTTTTCTTCTTCATTGCCTTATCCAATCTCATTCCTTGCTTGCAGAATAGGCATGAATGCTAACACAGCATATACAAGGGCGCAATTTAATATGGACGTTGGGATAGGCGCAGCAGGCAGCGAAGTTGTAATTGTGCCTGACTTGATTTTTTCTGCAGACTCAAGCAACGAGGCTATAACGCCTGATTTTTTTGAGAACTTTATTTCTATTGCAGAAGGTCAAAGACTTGTAGTAAGGGCTTCTTGCTCAATTACAGACGCAACAGACAGACTTTTCAGCGCGACTTTACATTGTGTGCATTAAATAAGGAGGAATGATAAATGACACTTGAAGCATCAGGAACAGTAACAACAGACGGAACAGAACAGACCTTGGCAACTCTGACAAGCGCAAAAATTTTTATTTTTGCCCTTGATACAGCGGCTATGGCAAACGGAGATGAAATCGAACTAAAAATTAAAACAAAGTGTCTCACTGGAGGGACTTCAAGAATTGTTTATTGTGTCCCTTACATTAATACTCAAGGATCTCCTGCAAAGTTTTCTGTGCCCGTGCCATCAGATATAGAGTTTGTGGCAACAATAAAAAGAATCGCAGGGACGAATAGGGCATATCCGTGGAAGGTGTTGAGTATATAAAATGGCGATTATAACTGAAGCTGAGATAATTGCTTTACCAGAAACAGAACTTGGCAAATGGGCAACTGCTGCGCAGGTAAAGTTTGGCACGCATGGAACTGGCGCAGACTTGATAAGATGGGCGGTTATAAAAAAAAGAGATGGGATCTCCAGACTTATCGAATGCTACTTCTTTGGACTCTCTATGACAAGCATTAATGATTGGATTTCCAAAATCCAAACATACATTAACTCAAAAAACATATCTGCAAATCTGGGGACAGCAGACCACAGGCAGGAGCGTGGATGTGTAGTTAGATGCGTGTGGAGGATTACTGTATGAGCAGCATCAGACATACAGCGAGCTTTGTTTCACAGGGAGCTGCTGTTTATTCCGAGACCCTCATCTCTACTGCTGTATCAATTAGCTCGATTTCTGACTTGCAGGCATTCGTTCAGGCGCTTTCAAGCGTCATTGCATCGCAGTCTTCTGTATCTGATAAACAGAATTATTTGCAGACTCTCCAGACACAGATACAATCGCAGTCTGGGATTGCGGATTTACAGTCCTATAAAGAATCGCTTCTAACTCTTGGTATCAGCACAGCCAGTGTAGTTGACGCCATTTTCTATATGGAGACATTGCAGAGCGTCATTGCATCTGCATCATCAGTCTCGGATTCTCAGAATTTCATACAGACAATCAGCACAACCATTTCATCTCTGTCAACCATATCTGAAATTCAAAACTACTTTGAATCTATCATAAGCATAGCTCAATCTCAATCAGCGATTGAAGACCTGCAAACATATCTCAATACCATACAGACGATTATTGCATCTTCGGTTTCTGCTTCTGATAAACAAAATTATATAGATGTAATATCAAGCCTCATACAGTCAGGCGCATCAGTAACAAGCATTCAAACAATGATTGAATCGTTACTTACAACAATAACCTCTCAGTCAGCAGTTGAAGATACTTTGATATCAGGTGTGTCAGAGACACTGCTGACAACAGTAATATCAGTGTCTGCGGTTAATGAATCCCAGACATTCACTGATACCGTGAATGCTCTTATCCAATCTGTTTCATCTGCTCAGGAATTACAGCAATGTTTAGAAAAAATTGAAACAACAATTCTCTCAATCTCATCTGTCTCAGACAGACAGCTATTCATAGAGAACATATCAATCATGGCTATTAGCCATATATCTATCATCGAGATCATGAATTATATGGAGCAGGTTCAGACAACAGCAATCAGCCAGTCTTCGCTTGAAGATATACTCGTCAGCTTTTTCATCGGGATATATATTCACGGCGACACAGTCGAGCCAAGAAGTTTTGTGACCATTGTTGATGCAAGAACATTTGAGGATACAGTCGAGCCAAGAAGTTTTGAAACTATTGTTGATGCAAGAACATTCGAGGATATCGTCAGACCCAGAAAATTTGAAACTATTGTTGCTGAAAGGAAAGCGGCATGATTATACAACAATTTACAAAAACAGCATACGAAGAATTTTTCAGGTATCACGATTTCAAGCGCACAGACGGGCAAGGCTGGCTTGGCGACGGAGAGACAGTAGCAACTGTTATAGTTACAGCTTTTGATAGTGAAGGGACTGAGGTTACAACTTCAATGATTTCAAGCACAGGACCTTATAACAGCACTATGGCGAAGTTCTGGGTTAAAGCAGGCACAGCAGGCAAAACCTATACAATCAAAATAAAAATTACATCCTCAGCAGGACAAAAATTTCAGGAAAATATAACTCTGGTGGTGGAATAAATGGCTGATACACTCAGACAAAAAATAGTAGATGCGATTGACGCGAGGCTGAAAACAATCAAAACAGCCAACGGATACCAGACCAATCTCGGCAATAATGTTTTTGAATGGAGAGTAACACCTTTAAATTCCGATACCGAACTCCCCGGAGCTGTGTACAGTGACACACAGGACACGATTGACCTGACAATCGGGCTGCACCTGCATACACTCAAAATTGTAATTAATATGGCGGCAAAAGGAAGCGCATCGCCGTCAGATATGAGAAAACTTATCGGCGATATACACAAGATGATTGGCGTGGACGTAACCTGGGGAGGGCTTGCCGAAGATACAAAAATCACATCTGAAATAATCTTGCCTGCACACGAAGAAAATAAATTTATGGGTATTGAAATAACAATAGAAGTGGAATTTACAACAAAACCTTTTGATCCATTTTCGCAATAGGAGGACATATGAAAGTTAAATGCATTATCTCGCACGAACAAACTCTCAAAAACAGCGGTTTCAGAATATACGAGGCAGGCAGGACCTATGAGGTTGAAAATCCTGATCCAAAATATTTTGAAATAGAGAAAGAAACGGAAAATCGAATCTCACAGAAAGACGCTGAACAAGCCAGCATGACAGAAAAAAGAAAAGGAGGATATAACAAATGAACACCAAAAAAGGATGGAATCAGGAATTAATGCTTTCTCTTTTCAAAAAAGAGTCGGCATACAATGCAGGCGTTTCAATGATCAATGCCAACGCCTGCTCGATGTCAGGCTTCGAAGCCGAAGAAGCATGGGAAGACAAGGTCGAAAACGACAAGGCTGAGGTTACAGGCAAAGAGCATGGGTATGATCAGGAGATAATCCAACAGGGATTGAAACTAGCATACAAAGAGCCAAAGGCAAAGCCGAACAGCGTCGCCGCTCTTGCCGCGCTTGTGATGGGCAGTGTTGTCTCGACACAGGACGGCGCGCTCACAGCATACAAACACAAGATCACGCCTGTTGCAGTCGGCACAGCGCTGCCATCAATCCAGGCAGAAATGAAAAAAGGCGGAATTCAGTACGCTTATAAAGGCATCAAGGGAAATACAATCAAGATTGCAGGCGAAGCAGGCGGTGTTGTATCTCTTGAAAGCGAGATACTCGGGTCCGGCACACGCGCAATTTCAGCAACCTCATTTGCAAATAAAATTATCGAGAGCTGGCTGAAGCTCTCAAACTGCAAGGTCTGGATGGAAGACGGCTCGAACATTTCAATCTCTGCTGCATTGGTTCAGGATGCGGAAGACGTCTCGAGCGCAACGCCTGCAGATCTCAAGGTAAGACTGAAATCATTCGAATGGGGATGGGACAATAAACTTGAAGGCCAGCCCGGATTCGGAGGCGCGGGTGTGTTTCAGGATATTGATTATGGCAGGCGCGCTGCAAACCTAAAATTCACGATGCTTTTCTCGGATGATACGGAACTCAATCACTTCATCAACCAGAATCCATTGGCGATTGAATTCGACATGAAAGGCGCTCTCATCGCAGTAACCGGCGCGATGTATTACGGCTTTCAATTAATAATACCGAGATTCAAACTCAAATCTGCGCCTCTGGCAAAAGGCGGAGTGAATGATATTCTCACAGTTGAAATGGACTGCGAGGTATTCGATGACGGAACAAATTCTGCGTCAATACTTGAAGTTTACAATGCACAGGCTGCTTATCTGACTGCTTAACAGGGGATAAATAACGTCCCTGCCTGTTACCCTGTTCAGGCTGACTTAGATGTCAAAGGGACGTAAAAACAAAACAGGGAGGAATTATGGCAAAGCTAAGAAAAGATGTAGAAGTAAAAATCGGAGATGACGGGAAAATTATTCTAAAAGAGCCGTCTAATCATGAATGGAATGATTTTGTTGCTAAACGCTATCCGCTCAGTAAAGGGAATCGTCTTAAAGACAATTCCAGCGAGGCAAGGGTTGAGCTTTTCGACAAACTTGTGGTTGAGATCGAAAACATCGAAGACGAAAAAGGGTTGATAACACTCGAGACAAAAGAGAGAATCCCTGCACGGCTTAAGGCAGAAATAATATTCAAGGCTTTTGAAAGCGAGGAAACAGTAGAAATAAAAAACTAACAGAGGATCTGCAACTGATTTTTGAAAGGTCGCAGGTCCCGAATTGCGAGGAATGCAATGCATGGGAGGAGAACCCTGAAGATTATGTCAAAGAAGTTATATGCCCTGAATGTCCATGGGGATGCAAGGTCAGCGATATTAGGATATATAAGCTGCTTGATTACCTCAGCCTGCTCGATGCAGGATGTCCTGTCGGAAGGCATGAACTCAGAAACGAGGAATGGACGATGATCGGAATAATTAAAAACGAAAAAGAAAAAATGGCTGTTGAAAGAATGAAAAATAAAAACAAAAGCGAGATGGAATGAATATCATCCAGTCAGGCGATATAACGGTCATAATTGCTGCTGACGATCAGACTAAAGAAGCCATCGAAGCAGCTAAAAAACGCCTTGGCGAATTAGGCAATAAAACAACGACCACGCTCGATAAAATGAAAGCCGCCTGGTTTCAACTGGCGGCGGCGGTATATGCTTTTTCTAAAGCTTTTCAGTGGATGGAATCCGCCGCAAACTATCAGGAACAGATAAACAGAATGGATGCATTTGCCAGGGCATACGGCACAACAGCTCAGGCAATGCTGAATGACCTGCAAAGACTTACAGGCGGTATGATTGCTAATGCTGATCTTGTGGCTGTTTCAACAGAAAGCATGCTGCGAGGCCTGAAGCCAGATCAGATCAAAGAATTTGCAAAATATGCGGATGCTATGGGAGATACTCT